TTGTGAGTTTTCCTTGAGTATCTTACCATTTTGCTTCTGCAACGTGGTAATTTCATACTGCAATTCGTTGATCTGCTTCATCTTCAACTGATAATCCTTGAGATTGTCAGTGACTTTCTTGATCTCACCGCTGATTTGAGTGATACCACCTGCCAGTTTGACCATCTTACCCTCAGCAAATGCAGTCTTAGACTTCTTGATGTCTTCAGTCAGTCCCTGAGAGCATGTGGGGCAGGTATCATTGTCAGCATAGAAAGCAATCTCCTTCTGTGCCTTGTCAAAATTCTGTTGGATCTTGACTCGCATGTCACGGAGTTGATCATACTTCTTCTCAGTGAATTGATAGGCAGCAACCTCATCGGTAAGGGTGTTAATTTCCTCTTGTGCCTCACCAATGCGTGTGAGATTGGTAGTTTGTTGCTCCTCGTTAGTGTTGAAAGATGATTGCAGTTTCTGAATGTATTCCTCATTCATCTTCTGAAGATTCAGGCATGAGGATCTCTGGAGATTTACCTGCGACTCATGCAGGTTATACTCATGCTCACAATTCTTGACTGCCTCTTTGACATCTTTAACGCGGTCCTTGAGCAGGACATTCATCCTTGAAAAAATTTGGATGTCCAGGAGATCTTCGATAACTTCTCTTCGATGAGCAGCAGGAAGCTGCATAAAAGGAACAAAAGTGCTACTTCCCAGAATAACAACTTGAGTAAAAGACTTGAAGTTAAATTTAAGTATTGATTGCTCAAGGTATTTTTGATAGTCTTTATTTGCTGCATCTTGATCGATCAGCGCCCCGTTGCGATAAATCTCGAAGATGCCTGGCTTGATGCCACGGACAATCTTATATGCAACGCTGCCAATAGTAAATTCAATCTCAACAACGCATTCGCGCTCGTTAATACTATTGACCAGTTGTGGTTTATTTATCTTACGAAAGGGTTTATTGAATAAACCGAAACATAATGCATCCAGAAGAGTTGATTTGCCTGCACCGTTTGATCCTACGATGAGGTGGTTGGGAGAATCATTGATTGTTACCTCGGTAAATGCATTACCAGTGGACAGGAAATTCTTCCAACGGATCTTCTCAAATACAATCATGGGGTGGGATTACAAAATCATCAGGTTGGATAACAGAAAACTTATAACCGTAATTCATACAGTTTTGTTTTACTGCGTCTTCTTCTACTTCAGTGACTTTCAACTCTCGTTTGTAATCACTGGCGACAAGCATCTCATAATACCTGTCTGCGTCGTCTTTGTCAACGAAGATCTGGACGACACGATCAACTGTGTCGTCATCTCTCACGGCATAGACACCGCCACTACTCTCGTCAACCAAGACAAACATACTAGACCTCTAGTGCTTCTAAGTATAGGGACTTCAGAATCCCAAATATCTGATCCTTGTTATCAAATTCAGAGACACATGTCTCCAGGATGGTCAGAGTATCTTCAATCTCGATGTCGTTATCAACTTCTTCCAGATCGAAGGAGAGGTCTTCGATGATCTTGAGATCAGCAAGACTTGCTCCCTGCAGGATTCTAACTACCTTATCAAACTTAACTTGATCTTCCTTTGATTCAACTACCAGTTTAACAAATGATCCCTCAAGTTTCTTGAGGTCTTTGTCACTCAGATATGTCTCGTCATTATAGTAGATCTTATTGAAAATGTTATAAGGATTCTTAAAGAATCCCATCTCCAAAGTATCAGTATTTAGGATATGAAACCCCCTCTTCTGTTTATAATCATTCCAGAAGAGTTGGTAGGGATTACCCAAATAGTTTATCTGGTTTTTACGACTCTTCATGTGAAAGTGTCCAGAGCAAACTAGATCAAACTTACTGAAGAGTGACGGATCATCACCATGCTCCATGTGGTGACCAGGGATTGCCTCAAATCCATTCAACTCAAGGTGACCCAGGCAGACAGAAGCATCAGTTTCTTCCACCATCTTCCATGCCTTCTCTCTGTTGTCATCACAGATCCAAGGGAGGAGCAGCATCTTGCGACCATCAAAGTCAACTTCAGTAGGCTCATCGATAACATCGATGTTGTCATACTCACCCAACAAAAGATTGGGTGCGTTGATCTTCAAAGTATTCTTGTAGTAGATGTCATGGTTACCACAGAGCATAGTCATCTTGACACCACGCTCTGCTAGTGGGGTAAACCACATCTCCTTTGCTGCATCCAGAGATGCAAAGTTGATACTCTTTCTTTTGTCGAAGGTATCGCCAAGACAAATCACCTGAGTGATGCCTGCCTTATCAATAGCAGGCAAAACGGTATTGTTATAAAACTCCTGATACTTCCTTACGAAGTGCTGGTTATCATTACGGACACCGAAGTGTTGATCAGTTATCAGGAGGACATTCATATTCAATCACGAAACGTTGCTTTGTTTTCTTCCCTGTGGATTCTACCACAGTAGACTTAATGAGTCTAGCGTTTAGCATTTCTGCTGCTTCTTCAAGCAACTTCTCTGCACGGACTGTAGGGTTAGCACCCTGCCAGTAATTCTCCATGTAGTGATCGGACATGTATGCCATCAGAGTTTACCTCCAACTACTCCACTATTTACCACTCTAGTATACTGGTCAAGTGTGCCTTCCTGCAGAGATTTCAAATGCCATCGTGTAGTTTGTAACACTCCCTCTTCTGTTGCCCCTGTAATAAAGTGCTGACCCAGGGGATCCTTGAGGATAGAAGTGTAGAGACCAAATCTTGTTTTCTTAATATAGAAGGAGTCGTCGATCCACTCCACGTCTTCGGGGATGTCTTTCTCGACAGTGCCACCGAAGGAGTCACTCAGTTTCGCCATCAATACCTCATGTTGGTTTCAATCCGACTCTTGATCGAATTCATGTCAGAGTGGTTGTCATCAGAGTCACTATGGAAGACCTGATCGTAACCACTCTTCTCAATGATCTTATCACGGATGTCCATCTGACGCTTCTCTTTAGCGATGCGACGGAGGAATGCGTAATAAATGATCTGGGTGAAATATGCAAACGGATTCTTAGACTTCTCAGGATCAAAGTTGTCGATATACTGCACACAGTTTTCGACACCATCACTGATCATGTCTTCCTTAAACATGTAGTTGATGAAGTTGGGACGGTAAGACAGGTGGGTCGCAATCTTCAGGAAGCACTCAGCAAGGTAGTTTGTGATGCGTGGTTTAGGTTTATCCAGCATCCGAGCTTCTTTAACTTCTTGACGATACGCAGTGATCGCTGCAAGAAACTCTTTGTTATCTACATAGTGCTGTTTCTTTCGTGCTGACATTAAGGGTGTTTGCATATATTTTACCTGTCACCGATTCATAATACTAAGTTATCAATGTAATGTCAAGCTTGACACACATTCTTTATTTAATTATACTCAACCATGTCAGGGTTGGAAAGAGACTACTTAGAGTTCTTACGCCACTGCTCTTCTAGTTTTTTACGAGCATCAGAGACTTTACCAACGAGTCCCATGTTTTCATTCATGGGTGTCTCGAATTCATCGTCTCCACCATTCTCTTTTCTCAACCAGAGTTTATACATCATGATTGCTTCCATTGACATGGGAGCGACAGTTACAACATCAGGTTCTTGAATAATGTAGAAGTCTTCATCAGACCACATCATCCACTTACTGAGACCAACTGCCATTGCAACGCTGCCCTCTTTCTCAATAGGGGTCATTGTAGGAGTAGCAGGTTCACTGACAAAGAGGATACTATTACCTTCCTCTTCAGTAGCAATGATCGTGCCCATGATCTCCTCGCCTGAGACGAGTTTGACGGTCCCATAAAATTCTTGATCATGACGGATGTAGTTAATTGTCATTTCCTAAAGTTGATTTTAGTTACTTCATAGTCAAACTTTTCTTCGTCGTATATTTTCATTCTCTCTACGAGATGACGAAGGGTATAATTATGACGGTTACCTTTAGAGCAATCGTCTGCCAGATCGTATAAGACTGCTTGTGCCTTATTCTCTCCTTTCCTCAATACACGTCCAATCGACTGGAGGTTTCTAACCCTAGATTTGCTAGGGGATGCAAAGATTACATTGTGAAGATTGCGGATGTTGATACCTGTAGAGAAGGTGCCATAGGAAGCAAGAATGATTGCATTCTTTTCCTCCTCACAGATTCTGCGTGCCTCTTCTCTTTCAACAGCATCAACGCCGCCATGTATGAAAAAGATCTTTCGATCATCTCCCACCTTATTATTTAGCAGGTCCCATAAAGGCTCTCCGTGTTTCTCGATGTAGTTAAATAGTATCAACGTGTTTCCATCCAAGTCGTTAGCAAGGTTACAGATAAACTTATTTCGCCTTGGATGTGATACGATATAGTCCATCTCTTGCTGGTAATAATCGAATGGGACATGACCATGCTTCATCAAAAGAATCTTCACCTTCAAAGGAGTCAACTGCCCCTTCTTCATCAGGTCCACAGTGGTCGTCACCTTGTCGCACCGACCAAACAGACCTTCAAGTACTAACTGATGCGTGTGCATCCCATCGAGGGTGCCTGTCAGTCCAACTCGGTACTTTGCGTCATGACATTTCGTCAGAATCCCACTGAGACTTTTTGCTTTGTATAGGTGTGCCTCGTCACCAATGACAACATCAAATCTTTCAAAGAATTTACGAGGCTCTTTGTAGATGCTTTGCCATGTAGAGATAACTACAGGGGCATCAGAATACTTCTCGCGTCCACCCATGATCTGGTGGACATAAGCATCTGCTTTCCAACCATAGTCTTTGAAGTCCTGAGTCAACTGTGAGACCAGAGATGTGGTAGGCACAATGATCAGTATCTGTCTGTCCTGCTTCAGGTGCCAGCGGACTAGAGAGTAAATGATCAGCGACTTTCCTGATCCCGTGGGGGATAGTAGAAGTTTGCGACGGTGTTTAAGTGCTGTGAATACTGCTTTGAGTTGGTAATCTCTAATCTTAAAAGGCAGACCCAAAGATCTAACAAAAGACGCAACCCCTTCAGGTGTGACATATTCCTCCTCCTCGTTAGGAATACCGTAAAACTTGCTGTCCTTAATGGCGTAGTCGTATCCCTTTTGCTCTAGATACTCACACAGATAATCAAAAAGACCCACATATATCTCCCCAGTGCCAGGAGAATATAAGCGGATCTTCCCATCCCAAACTCGACTTTTATATTGGGGCATAAACTTTGCCCCTGGCACTTCAAAAGAGAAGTGCTCACTCAACTCTTTATGTAAAGACTGCTCTCCTTCGACCTTAAGATATACTTCATTCTTCTTCGTGATCGTCGTCATCTTATACCATAATACTTGACTATCTCGATAGTATTCTTGATAGCAAACCCACGACTGTCGATTTGTTTTAGAATCCTATCAATAGAATTTATACAAGTTTCAAGGTAGTCAATTTTCTGTTTGGCGCGGCACAATTCTTTATCACTTTCAATATACATTGGCAGATCACCCTTGAGGACTT